AGGCGGTAAGATGGGATCACGCACGGGTAAAGCTGCTGGGGCACGTAAAGGGCATAGAGGTAGGAAATAATGGCTTATAATTACGGTAATTTGGTAAATATCATAGACAATGAGCTAAAATTAGTCACATCCAGTGAAGATGTTGCTGATTTCTTCCTGCTTTACGTCTCAGGTACCCCAATACGTGAATCAGCCCGTATAGTAGGCATAAAAGAAGTAACAGCCAAGGCATGGCGCAGAACAGATTGGTGGGGTCGTGTAGAAAATGCTGCTCGTATGGTAGCGTCTCAGACCGCTGATCGCAAATTGTCTAAAGTATTGGATTCGGCTCTAGCCAAACTAACCAAGCGCATAGACAAAGGTGATCCATACACAGCCCAAGGTGAGGTCCGTTATAAACCCGTATCAGCTAAAGATCTGGCAATCATACTAGGTGTCGTATATGACAAACGTGCATTGATCCGTGGTGAAGCAACTACGCTTACCGGTGAGGCCAAGACTGAAGAAGAGCGTCTTAAGGAACTTTCAGAGGCATTTAAAGAGATCTCCAAGGGACGCCCGGACTTAAAGGTAGTAGAAAAATAGTTATCAAAGCAGGGAGAAGTATATGGAGCTAACAGCGGAACTTATTGAGGGTTTCACTGGCTCGGTACTGGCATCTAGGTTCGACGATCCAGCACCTATACCTGAGTTCCACAGGGAGCTATGGGCCATGTGTTGCCTACCGGATAGGAAAGTAGCGGTAGCCGCGCCTAGGGGTTAATATTTTATATCAGGCGCAATACAAATGTGATAGCTGGCCCCTGTAAAAACTCTCTAATTGCTGGAACCTCCCAATAGGGACAATCAGCAGCGAAGCCCCGTTATGGGGAACGTTCAACGACTAGCCGAAAGGCGTACTGCCAAGTGGCGGGAAACGGGAGTCACCTAAATCAACGATAAAGGAGTTACTCAGTGAGTAAAACACATAGAATTTCATGGGCAGCAGGTTTTTTTGATGGTGAAGGATACGTAACTGTACAAGAGCGTGGTGGTAAGTACAAAGGATATTATCTACGAATAGGTGTAAATCATGTTTTACCAGAACCATTAGAAGAAATGCAAAATCTTTTTGGTGGTAATATAAGAAAACAAAATCCACAAAAGATAATAGGCAAGAGAAAGCAAAGACACGAATGGGGTCTTTCATGTAAGAAAGCAGAGAGTGCGCTCAGACAGATGTTGCCGTTCATGAAGAACAAACAAAATGTGACAAAGTTGGCATTGGATTTACAAAACTCTATGGGGACTACTCAGAAAGTACCCGAAGAAATTAGAGAGTTCAGGCGCGATATTAAAACAGAAATACAGCGCCTCAATGCATTAGGTTGAAGATATAGTCTCTTCTATATGGTAACATATAGCTGGATAAATTCCGGGTAAGCCCTAACGAAGCTTACTGAAGACATAGCATGCCAAGTCTACTGCTGTTACTCTGAGTTACGCCTTAGCGTTAGCGTTATTTCGTATAAGAGACCATATACTAATAGTCTCAGACACTGAAGGCCAAGCAAGTCAGTTCCTAGGTGATCTGGCTATTGAGCTTGCAGAAAATGAAGTACTCCATGAAAGCTTTGGTAAGATAGAGTTTGAAAAGGATAACGCCACTGAACTAATCGGCGTTATGAGGGACGGATACAAGTTCCGTATTATTGCTAAGGGTTCGGAACAAAAGGTACGTGGCCTTAAGTGGCGCAATAAACGACCTAATGCCATCCTTGGGGACGATCTTGAGAACGATGAAATCGTTATGAACAAGGATAGGCGTGAGAAGTTCAAGCATTGGGTGTTGAAAGCCTTGATCCCTTGTGGTTCTGATAACGCTATCATCCGTATTGTAGGCACTGTGCTACATATGGACAGCTTCCTTGAGAACATCCTTAATGACCCTACATGGATATCTAGACGGTACAAGGCACATACACCGGATTTCAGTGAAATACTCTGGCCTGAAAAGTTCAGTGAGTCCAGATTAAGAGCTATACGGGATGATTACGTTAAACAGGGTGTACCGGAAGGTTATAGTCAAGAATACTTGAATCATCCGATTGATGAAGACAATGCATACTTTCGTAAGGAAGATTTTAGATCATATGATCCAGTTGAACTAGATGATGTACATCTTTATTACTATTCAGCTATAGACTTTGCTATTACGCTCAAAGAACGATCAGACTACACCGTAATAGCCACAGTTGGTGTAGATAGCGCCAATAACATTTACGTAGTAGACATAAGAAGAGGCCGATGGGACGGTCTGGAAATAATAAATGAAATGTTCTCAGTACACAAAAGATACAATCCTGAGATCTTTACTGCTGAGTCTGGCATGATTGAGAAGTCTCTTGGTGCATTTATTAACGAAGAGATGTTCAAGAGAGGTATCTTCCTTAATCTTAATCCGATGACACCTGTTAAGGATAAACAGACTAGGGCTAGGTCTATGCAAGCCAGAATGAGGGCGGGTGGGGTTTATTTTGATCATGATGCTACTTGGTTCAGTGATCTTCAGCAAGAGATGCTACGATTCCCAAGAGACGTACATGATGATCAGGTTGATGCATTAGCTTGGATAGGTCTGACGCTTGACAAGAAAATAGAAGGTATGACATTCGATGAAAAAGCCGAGGATGATTACCTTAATGATGAAGGCTACGAAGATTTCAGCATACATGGAGTCTGTGCAACTACAGGTTATTAATTATGTTCGATAGAAACCGAAACAAATTCATGAATAATGGTGGTATGCCGAGTCTTGGTAATCGAGATCAGGGATATGGCTTATCAAGGCTTAATCAGCCTCAGCCAGATCGTAGTCAAGGCATGAATACTGGTTCGTATGGGATGGGCCGTAATCGAATGGGATATAATAACTCACCTGTACCCACTAGCCAACCACAACCATATATGCAGAATCCAGCTATGCAAACCCAAATTGGGTATGATCGTCCCCAACTTGGGTCTCGACGACCTATGAATCGTGACAACTATATCAACGATGACTTTCGCCGCAGACTACAGCAGATGATACTACGTAGGCGTAATCGTGGTCAATGGCCGGGTCGTAGTTACTAATGGAGCTGTCTACTAAACTATCTCTGGATAGGATACTTCGGTCCAGTAACCTAGCTGAGAAATTCCCAGACAAGGATCTGGATGCTATCGGTTCTCAGGTATGTGAGGGCTATGAGACGGATCTACAATCCCGTAAAGGCTGGGAAGACAAGATCGATACATGGATGGGACTGGCCCTCCAGATTGCAGAGAACAAGACATTCCCTTGGCCGGGTGCAGCTAATGTTAAATATCCTCTGATTACCACGGCTGCACTCCAGTTCTCAGCCCGTGCATATCCTGCATTACTTCCCGGTACTTCTCTTGTACGAGGTAAGGTAGTTGGTAGGGACGTAGATGGTTCCAAGACTGAACGTGCCTTGCGTATTGGCAAGCACATGTCCTATCAGTTACTGGATGAAATGGAAGATTGGGAAGAGGAGATGGATAGACTACTCTTCTCCTTACCCATTGTCGGTTGTATGTTCAAGAAGACATACTTTGATTCAGTCAAGGGTACCAATGTATCCGAGATAGTTTACCCGAAGGAGTTAGTGGTAAATTACTGGTCAAAGTCTTTGGAAGATTCCGAAAGAATCACTCATGTTCTCAAGATGACAGAGAACGATGTATATGAGAGAGTTTCGGGAGGTATCTACATAGAACAAGAAATGGAGAAATCCTCCTCGCAGAATAAGGAAAGCGAGAAAACCTCTAACAAGGTTGCAGGGATAGAGCCTCCAAACAAGGATGATGATACTCTCCCATTTACTGTGCTAGAGCAATGTATATATCTTGATCTTGATCAGGATGGTTACAAAGAGCCATACATTGCCACTGTAGATGAGGGATCAGGCAAGGTACTTAGACTTGTCCCACGATTCAGTCAAGAAGGTGTACAATTCAATGAGCGAGGAAAGGTACATCGAATTAATCCAACGCATTATTACACTAAGTTTAGTTTTATTCCGTCACCTGATGGTGGCTTCTATGATATTGGTTTTGGCATTTTGCTCGGCCCTATTAATGAAACTATTAATACACTGATAAACCAGTTACTGGATGCTGGTACCCTGAGTAATATGCAGTCGGGGTTTATCTCCAAGGGTATACGTATTAAGGGTGGGGACAAATCCTTTAAACCCGGTGAATGGAAGTTTGCTAATACAGTAGGGGATGATCTGCGTAAAGGGTTAGTACCCTTGCCTGTACGTGAACCAAGTCAGGTATTATTCTCCCTGCTTGGTATGATGGTAGAGTCTGGTGAGAAGCTATCTTCAGTCACAGAGATTATGACAGGTGATATCCCCGGCCAGAACACCAAAGCCACAGTAGCTATGGCAGCTATTGAACAGGGCATGAAGGTATTTTCCAGTATCTATAAACGGGTACATCGTTCCCTCAGTAAGGAGTATAAAAAACTCTTTAAATTAAATTCAATATTCCTCCCTCCAGAAAGTTATTTCAGTGTATTGG